ACAATACGCTAGTGCTGCTGTTTCAGGATTATCTTATAAAGTATTAAATGCTGATGATTATATTTCAATTGGTGGAGCAACTAACATTGGTTCACAAAGAGTTGCAGCAGTATTATTAGAATGCGTTGCTATCTAATAAATAACAAAAAAACAAAAGAATAAAAAGAAATAATTAATAAAATATTAGAAGGAGGAATATAAAATGAGATTACCAAATAGTGTTTTAGCATTCACAGCAAATGATGAAGATAGAAAGAACGCTTATTCAAAATTTGTTGAATATTATGAATCATATATAAATGGTAAAAAAAGTAGTGCAGCTGGTACTACATTTGAAGAAATGAACAGCAAAATGTTAGAATTCTATACAGATGAAATCGAAAGAATGTCAGGAAGAAAAGTTAGCGATTATAATGATTTAGCTCAATTCTGCAACTTCTCTGATGTTAAAGAATCTGCATTTGCTATTATTGGTATGATTACTGATTTAATTATACCTGACGCTTTAATTAAAGATTTAGGAGTTATTGCAGAAGTTAAAAACGGTTCTTGGGGAGACACTTTAAAAGTTGATATTGAACCAAGAGATTTATTTGTTGTTGCTAAAGGTGGAAGAGCAAGAAGAGATTTTGATATAACTAGACAATTCAAAGGAGAAAAGACTGTAGTTCCTGAAGTACACGCAATTTCTGTAGGTATTTCTTTATATGATGTTTTAAGAGGAGCTTATACATTAGCTGAATTCGTAAGAAAAGCTGTTATGTCTATTGAAACTCAAATGAGATATGACATTTATGATGCTTTCGCTACTATGATGAATAACTTACCAACTACTGGTTCAGCTGCATTAAAGATTTCTGGATGGAATCAAGATTCTGCTATCGCATTAGCTCAAAAAGTTAGTGCTTGGAATGGTGGAAGACAAGCTATCTTCTTAGGAACTAAATTAGCATTATCAAAAATCTTACCTGCATCTACAAATACTAGAATCTTATTAGGAGATGAATACGTTAAAGTTGGTTACTTAAGAGATTTCTTTGGAATTTCTTGCGTAGAATTAGAACAAGTTGCTGATTATAAAACTGAATTTGCAGTTAAATTAGACGACCAAAAAATCTATGTTTTATGCCCAGGTACTGACAAATTAGTTAAAGTATTTGTTGAAGGTTCTACATTAGCAAATAACGAAACTAACTTCTATAATGCAAACTTACAACAAGTTGCTACATTATATAAATCTTATGGTGTTGGTGCATTTACTTCAGCTTTAGCTGGTGAAATTGCTCTATAATTTGATTTATATTAACAGATATATATTGAGGGGTAATGAAATTAATTTCATCCCCTCTTATTTTTAGTAAAAAAGGAGAGATAATATTATGGCTACTACTACAAAAAAGAATAGTACAGTTAAAAAAGAAGAAGTAAAAAAAGATGAATACACAAAAAATTTAGAAAATCGTATTTCTGAATTAGAAGAATTAATTAAAGGTATGGCTGCTGCTACTAAAACAGCTAGCGAACCAACAGTAAATAACATCACTCAATATATCGGAGATAATAATAAAGATGTAGTTTTGACGTCGTTAACAGTTGGTCAATTAAACTTATCAACCGAAGGGTATGGGCAAGGTGTTGTTTACACATTTGAAGAAATAGGAGAACAACAGTCTATCCCTTATGATGACGTTAAAAAAATCATTAAAAATAATAAAAATTTTATTGAGGGAGGAAATGTATTCATTAATGACGATGAAGTAATTAAAAGTCAAAGATTAGAAAACATTTATAAGAAACTATTAAGTTATGATGGAATGCTTGATTTATTAAATAAAGATAGAAAAGCATTCACAAAAATTTTTAGTGGTATGACTAAAAATCAAAAAGAAAATTTAAAAGGAATTATATTTGATAAATTAGCAAAAGACTCATCTAGTGTCGATATGAATATTGTTCAAGTTATAAATGAAGATATGAATATAGATATAATGAGCGAAGTAAAAAATGCAAAAGATTTAATGGATTATATGAAAAGTGACAAGAACTAGGAGGGGTATATATGGAAGATGAAGTATTAACTCCAGTAGATGAAACTGAAGAAGAAAATACTACAGAAAATGAAGAAGTAACAGAAACTACTTCATATGATGATATAATTGACCTCGCTTTAGTGTCCATTGAGGATTATCACTTGAATAGATTAGCGGTAGCTTCACCAAAAGATTTCAATATAGTTTTAGAAGGTTTTATGGTTAGAGGATTGGCAAATTTTGAAAATTGTAGACAGGATTTATCTGATAGAGATAGTTCAGCTAGAGTATTTAATTGTGCTTTAACTGAAATAGAAAAAAGTATCATAGCTGACTATACTGTTATAGCGTGGCTTGATAAAGAAATAAATGATGTCAGACAAATTACTGGTATGATGCAAAATAATAAAGAAGCACACAGATATTCGGAAGCCAATAACCTTAACGCTAAAATAAATAGAAGAAACCAATTAATTGAAGAAGTTGCTACTAAAAAGACTACTTATAGTTTTAGCAAATCTAATTGGTTAAATAAGTGGGCGTTAGATTAAAATGAAATTTGATTTTAATTTAGATGAAAAAGCTACACTAGATTCTTTAACTATATTAATAAATCAATGTTGGAAAACATTGCCTATTTTTGAAGGAAAAAATAAAAATAGTGAAATCGCATATTCCCGTGATGAAGCTTATGAAAATTATCAAAAACATCTTACTTTTTTAAGTACCAAATTAATAGGTGCTAGTGAATTATGGAAAAACAACCAATATTATGTAGAATTGCTTTATATGATAGAGGGAATGAAAAGTTTTAGTCCAGAAGAGCACGATAGAGTTAAATACATAGTAAACCATTGTACTAATCTTATTAATAATATGAAAGATGAGGTTATTAAGGATGGCACTCAAGTATTATAATGCCACACAGGCTACTAGAATTACCAATCCTACGCAGGCTTATTATGATGATTTTGTTGCAATAAGCCACCAAACATTTGATAATGCACCTAATGTTAAATATAATGAAATTCAATATGAAGTTCATTATGGACAAAGAGACTTCAAACCAATACCAATGGTTAGAGTTGAACCTGTTGTTAATTATAATACGGGTATTCAAGTAGGAGATGATTATCAAGTATTTATTTTTACTCCAGACTTTCCTGAACCATATTATGGTATGAAATTTAAATGGGGTAGAAATTATTATTTAGTTACAAATGTTGATAAAGGTTCTGGATTATCTACCAGTGCAGAAGTAAGAAGATGCAATAATACATTGAGATTTTTTGATGAGAATGGGAATAAAATATATGAACCTTGCATTTTAGACCAAGTGTTAAGATTCACGAATAATAATGACACTATGACTATCGTCACTGGTAAAGCTGAACAATATGTATGGTGCCAACGTAATAGTAGAACTGTCAAAATAAAACCTAATGATAGATTTTTATTTGGTGTTCCTGAACAAAGAATTGGATTTAGACTATATGCTGGTGGTTTAGGAAATTCTCTTAATACAATTACAGGGGATGACCATTCACCAACGCTAACTCAATTTTATATAGAAGAATATGAAATAAATTATCAAGAAGATGATATAGAAAATGGTTTTGCTAGTGCGGAAAGATATGAATATAGTATTGATATAAGTGAAAATAACACTTATTTTGATATTGGTGCTACAGCTACTTTGAATGCTGTTGTTTATAGAGGAAAAGAAGTGGTAAATAAAAATGTCATTTGGACTTCTTCTGATGAAGATATTATCTCTATTAATGATGGTACTTTAACTGCAATTTCAGCAGGAGAAGTTACATTATATGCTACTATGGAAGATAATAAGAATGTTTATGGTTCTATAAATATAACTGTATTAGATTCTGAAACAGAAGAAGATATATATAATATATTAATTAATCCAGATATAAATTATGTTTTAGAGGGAGAAACAATTTCTATAACTGCTAACTTATATAAAAATGGAATAAAACAAGATGATATGTTGACTATTGTAGATGTAAGTGAAAATGTACCTAGACAAAATTATAGGATGACAGTAGAGAACAATACATTTACTATTGAAAATAAGCAGAAATATTTAAAGAATAAGGTGAAGGTTCAATGTTCTTATAATAATGAATTATTTGAAGTATTTGAATTTACATTAAGGGGGTTATATTAATGGTTGATATGAAAGCCGTTAAAGATGCTTATGCAACATATGGTGTTATGCCAGAATTAAGTTATAAAATTATAGAACATTTGATGACAAATCCAGAAGCAGAAATTATATGGAAATTATTAAAATATAATGATGCTGAAGCCTGGTCAAAACCAAATTTGACTAAAAAAGAAAAGGCTGCAATGATATATGATGGAATTGGAGCTCAAGATGATTTCAATGTTTTTCTTGATTATTTTATGGACGAGTCCACAAATAAAGAGAAAAGTTTTTTAAGAATTTATCCAGCTCAAATATTTCCTACTACAAGAACATATGGAATTGTTTGTGTTAATATAGAAGTGTTTATACACTCTCAAATAAATCATTTATCAAATTATACCACTAGATTAGATACTATAATTCAAAAACTATTAGAAGTATTAAATGGCTGTGACGTTAATGGAGTAGGGGTCTTATACTTCGACGCTAGCGTTACTACTTATAGTCGTATTATAACTACTGGTGAAAAACCATATAAAGGTAAAGTAATCACAATGGGGGTTAATTTAGCTTAATGAATGATATAAAAGAATATGATTTTTATTTATTCTATGATAAACCAATACCTTATAAAGATTTACTTATTTATCCTGCTACTATGGATAAATATTTAGATTTTCATTTCTATATAAATTGTTTATTATTAGATAAGAATAGTATTCCTAACCCAGAAGTTATATCAATGACATATTTACAATTTTTGTATTATATGGCTAGTACGACTGAGTTACCATATTTGTATATGTTCAAGGAGCTGTTGAAGATGGTTTTACATATAGATGATGATAGCTCTTTTTGGTTTGGAACAGATTCAAACGGTAAAGCTATCTTTAAAATAAATGGGGTCGCTTACAATTCTGATGATTGTGATAAAATGACCGATATTATTTTTATGCAAAATAGTATAGAACATATAGACGAAACTATTCAAAAAGAAGTAAGAGACGCAATGGATAAAGCAAAGGTCTATAAAATGAAACAAAACGCATATAAAATGTGTTCTTTAGAAGACCAAATGATATGCGTCTTAATATCGACACCTTTAAAAATGCAAGATATTTATGATTTAACAATCAGAAAATTTAGCAAAATATTAGAGCGTGTTGACCATAAATTGCATTATGAAATTTATTTAGGTGCTGAAATGTCTGGTATGGTTAAATTTAAAGATGAAGACCATATTAAACATTGGATGGCTGATTTAACAAAATCAGATAATTATGAAGATGTTAAAGTTGATGCTGAAGAAATGCACCATAAAATAGATGATATAAATAAATAAAAAAATGAAGGAGGATAAAATATGAAAAAGTTTTTAGTAAGTACAGCTAATGTATATGGTTACGATTCTGACGATAACTTACTATTCGTTGGTACTACATTAATGGACAGTTCTATTGAAACAACTTTATCAAATACCGACGTTCGTGCGGGTCAAGGTAACCAATTACAATATATTTATTATCACACTGCTGAAATGAACATTACTATTAATGAAGCTCAATTCTCATTACCATATTTAGCATTAAACGTAGGTTCTGCCATTACAACTGGAGCTAATGTATGGACTACTGAAACTATATCAGTTGAAAACGGAGCTGGAACTGTTACTGGAACTCCATTAGCAATTTCTGGAACAACTTTATATGGTTGGGTTACTGATAAAGACGGTAATATTGAAAGAGTTACTTTCACAGGAAGTTCATTTAATATGAGTGATAGTACATATGCTGGTGATGTTTGTGTAAGATATTATACTAATGACGCTTCTGCTCAACAAATTACTGTTTATGCAGATATGTTACCAAGTACAATTAGATTAGTTATGGAGGCTCAATTATGTAGTTCTGATTCTACAACAAATAGAATTGGTACATTACAAGTTGAAGTTCCAAGAGCTTCAATGACAGGAGCATTTACATTATCAATGACTCCAGATTCAGTAGCTCAAACTCCATTAACAGTTAGAGCATTATCATATACACCAACAAATAATGGTGGATGTACTGCAAATATGAGATATACCCCAGCCTGGGCTCCATCCCCAGGAGAGACGGCATGCTCTATTACACCCTCTGGCTCCCCGCCATGGAGGTGTATGTCTACTTCGAGCCGGACGCTTGACCACGCGCAAAGCAGCACCCCCTGCCAAAACCGGCAGGGGGTGCTGTCATAAGCAAAATCAAAGGGGGCTTTCGATGATGCGGCAGCCTAGAAGCTCCGCCTCTTTCCGCCAGGAATCAAACCCAAAACAGAGAGTGTCCGGGCGGTGGCTGTCGCTGGAGAGGAGGAAGCGCGCCCCCCGCTCCCCCAGGTAGCGGAGCATATTTGGGGCGGGGTAGGGGACGCTGCGATACCCCCGGGCGATGGCCCCGGTGTTGAT